TTTCTCCGCTGTAACGCCCGCAGTCGTGCGCAAGTAGTATAGTCCTTTAAGCCCTTCCTTCCACGCTTTGAGATGGACTTGATTAACGATAGCTTTGTCCGTACCAGATGGGAAGAATACGTTGACAGACTGTCCTTGACATATGAACTCTTGTCTTTTGCCTGCGTGTTCGACAACCCAGTTCTGATCCAGTTCAAACGCAGTTTTAAATACAGCCCTCTCACTGTCGGATAGGAACTCCAAGTGCTGTACAGAGCCTTCATTCTCAAGAATACTTTGCCAGACCTTCTTGGTGTTCTTTCCTTTATCATCTAAGAGTTCCTCCAAGTACGGATTACGAACAGTATGACTACCGGCACGAGTACGATGCACATAGCAGTTGCTAATACGTGGTTCAATGCTAGCAGAGCACCCACATAAGATACTAGAATTAGCGTTAGGAGCAACAGCCAACAGATGCATATTTCTAACACCAGTACCACGTCCATCAGGACATTCACCACGCTCCATAGCCAACTGGTACGTACTGTATTGAGCCTGCTGTTTGATCTCTTGGAACATCTGGTAGTTTTCACTAGCGGCCTGCCACGATTCCCAAGCTATGCCTTTGCCTTGGAGGTAGCCGTGGAAGCCCATCGCTCCGAGGCCAACTGAGCGTTCTCTGTAAGCTGAGTAAACAGCTTTTGATAGTTGCTCTGGTGCGTTGTCAATAAAGAATTGAAGCACGTTGTCCAAGAATCTGATAAGGTCTCCAACCATTCCGCTTGATTTCCAGTCGTCGTATTTTTCGAGGTTGACTGATGAGAGGCAACAGACTGCTGTGCGTTCTTCATTTGTTGCGAGATGGATTTCATTGCAGAGGTTGCTACCCATAATTGAGAGTCCAAGCCGTCTCTGAGCTTCTGGTAAACCCCGTCTGGCTGTGTCGATAAAGTTAAGGTAAGGACTGCCAGTTCTGAAGCGAGCTTCAAGTATTCGTTGCCAAAGTCTGCGAGCCTTGACTGTATCTCTGACAATTCCTGTACTTGGGTCTGTGAGATTCCATTCTGTATCATTGATTACCGCCTCCATAAAAGCGTCAGTGATATTCACTGCATTAAAAAGATTAAAACATTTGCGATTGATGTCGCCACCAGTCGCTACCTTGAAGGAGATAAACTCCTCGATGTCAGGATGACTTACGTCTAGGTACGCCGCGTAGCTTCCCTTCCGTGTCTTCCCCTGCTTGTACGCTGTCATCTGAGCGTCCACTACTTTCATGAATGGAATCGGTCCCGGAGCCTTGTCGCTCACTCCTCTCACGTCTGACCAGTGCCCACCCACACCTCCGCCCTTTACGGAAAGCCACGCTACTTCACCGTTATGTTCAATAAGGCTATCAAGATTGTCACCCACGTAAGTAAGGAAACAAGAAATAGGCAACCCACTAATCTTTCCATTCGGTTCTGGGGCATTGCTGAGGACAGGTGACGCAAACATGAACCAACCCTTTGAGGCATAGTCATAAATACGTTGTGCCAAATCCAGATCCCCATAGCAGTAGGCCACTGCCGCACGAGCGAAAGCCTGCTGAGGAGATTCTTCATGCTCAAGCATATAGTAGTCACGCATGAGTGTGCTTGCTTGATCACTGAGGCGAAAGTCTCTTTCATAGTCAATCGTTATCCCAAGGTGTTGAGTCATCGAAATCATTCTCCAGTGTGTCTTGTTTTTCTTCAATGCGATCAGTGAACCGATCTACCAAGTCAGCAGAGGTAATTTCTAATGTTTCCATTACAGTTACCTCGTCTAACTGCTTGAGTTTATCCTTAATTTCTTCAAGCGTAAACATTTATTTTACCATACTTCAATCAATTTGTCAAGGTAATGTTTGCACTTTTGCAAGTCTAACACACCGCCTTTGTCTTGAAACCTAGCTATGTATTTGATTACATTACCCAACAAGAATCCTTTGAACTGTTCCTCAGTCATCCATGCTTCCATAGCTTCCCAAGGTTGGATGTCTTTGTTGGTGTAGTGATTACCACCTAGCTGATATTCATGAGCCATAGAAGTTAGATCAGGCATACCTCTCCCTCAAGTAATTGATTGACACTGGCATCTCATCGAATGCTCCGTCTTTGACTTCGTGCAACATCCATATACCAGACCATGATCCGTTAGTCTGTGGGTTTAGATAGTCTTCATCATGAAGATAATAAATACCTGCAAACAATCCAGTGATTCGTTTACCATCAGCACGTCTAGCGTAAGAAATGCTACGATCCTGTACATGTCCCATTACACAAGACATATGTTGCTTGGTAATTAAAGCATTAGAGGAACTCACTGGCCTTCCCATGACACCAGAAACAAAGTAATGGCTATAACAAACGCCGTCAATAACCACAGGTTGTAAGAAATCATACACTTCCCATCCCATCTCTTTCAAGTATAGATCATCGAACGACATCAGGCCTTCTAGTTTCGGATCAGCATTGATTGCACGTTCAATACGATACTCATGGTTTCCTAAAGTAAACACCATACGAGGGTTCCACTGCTTGTGTTTGTTACGATGCAAGCGTTTCTTTTCTTTCTCGATTGGTTCAAGAAATGCTTTCATTCCCTCGATACCTGCATTGATATCATTGATATACCTGCGTCCTTCAAAAGACTTCTTGCCTACATCATACGTTGACAGTGACGGCATATCAAAGTGATCTCCAATATGAATAATCACATCAGGTTTCTTCTCAACGGCATATTCTCCTGCCCATCTCAAGTGATCCAGTGGATTCCCCGGCTTAACTTGAGTGTCAGGTATGACCATATGTTTAGTCATGACTAAGGTTCCTTAACAATTCAAAGAAGTGCTCTGCGTCTACGACTGCGAGAGGTTTCCTTCTGTTTTCTTTAACAATGACAAGTGGCTGTGCATCGCCTCGATTGTTGCACTGGTCAATATAACGATAGACTCCAACTCTCGCAAGGCTCTTGCATTCGACATCATACGCGAAAGACTTACTAGCCAAAGGGCTAAGTTGAAGATCACTGCCGCTAACGCCCATGCTTGTGCTTCTGACATCATCTTCCTCCAAGTGTGAGTATACTGCCAAGACTTGATCACGAGTCCACTGCTGTAGTTTACGCCCTTTAGCTTTCGCTGATTGCGTCTTCATCTGGAGGACTCCATATCTCATCTGGTTTACGTTGTAAGTACAATAAGATTCCATTCTCAATTGCACGTTCTTGACTGCCTAACTCCTCAACACACACGTCAAACATTTCCCGTTCACTCAGTCCATTGAGTAATTTGTATGCTTTCTTTGGCCCAATACCCTTGACACCGATGATGTTATCAACACGGTCTCCAACAAGAAACTGCATGTAAAAGTTAAGCAATCCTTCTTCTGCTGTAATGTAATACTTTTCCTTCTTGGTAAAGTTGTAGTGCCACCCTTGCACTTGATCAAAGTCTTTGTCTAAAGAAACGATGATGCTATCGTCACCGTGCTCAGTACATGCAGTAGCAATAGCATCATCAGCTTCGTTTCCCTTACTTACACAACCATTCCAAGCAGTCAACAGATACTCACGCAACAAGGCATGATGTGTTGGCTTCTCACCTTTTCGATTGCCCTTATAAGGAGCAGTGATGGCGTAGTCATTCCGATAGTTTGTAGGACCTGTCAAGTAAGTAATCCATGTATTACAATTCAGATCAAACATCAGCATGTCCTCCAAGAAGGAAGCCATCGTCCTGATAGCAATATCCTCAGACTCTTCGTTGGTTGCAAACCCTATACGGTAGCAGAGGATATCACCATCAATCAGAGCTATCACAGTGTCTCTTCATCCTCAGAGACTTCGTTGACAGGCTCAGGTGTATACGCATTTAAGTCTGTGACTACCAACTTAGAAATACCCATTGACATTCCTGATGTACCAGTGGGCGACTTCCATGAGTATGGCTTAAGCATAATAGTTGCCTTACTGCCGTTACCCACTTTGATATCGGACGCAATGATGTCACCATTCTTATCATAAGGTGTGATCTCATAGTTCTTAGACTTACAAGTGATATAGAATCCCTTGTCTTCTTTCTGTCGAACAGATACCCCAGTCTTCTCAATCAACTCTACCTGATCATCAGATAGATTAACGAGGTCAACTTGGTACTTACCGCTGAGCTTGTTACGCTCATACAGGAAAGGCCACATCAACTCTACGTCATCAAGTTTAAATACTTCGCTCATACTTTTCTCCTATAGGAAGTAATAGAACATATATTATAGCACACAATATTAATGTGTGTCAAACCAATTGTTACCAATTTTTGCTTCAGCATCTACTGGGCATCTGAAGTTCAAGGTAAACCCGGCTTGTGAGGCCGAACTGCACATGATCTGTGCAACATCTTCACCATACTTCTCCTCTGTTTCAATTTGAATTTCATCATGTACAAATGCAACTTGCCGCACAGGTAAGCGAAATCTCCTGAATTGTTGATGTGCTTCAATACACCACTGCTTTGCAATGATAGCCCCGCAACCTTGAAGGAGGCTGTTGAGTGCGGCATGCTCAGATCTAACAATGATTCTTCTACCGTCCAACCCCGGTACGTACCCTTTGCTCGCCACTTTCTTAACTTTTTCCATGAGTCTCGATAGCGCAGGGGTGTTAGCATAAAAGCGCGACAAGACCTCTTGCCCCTGACGCGCACCTCCCCCGACAATACTACCAATCTTTGCGGGTCCCGCGCCGTAAAGGGTTGCATAGATGAGAGTCTTAGCCTGCGGTCTCGTAATGCCTGCGGCATCAGCGTTCTTCTGATGGATATCTCCATTCAATAACTCCTCTGTCCAGTCTGGATCTTGCATATAATGAGCGAGACATCGTAGCTCAATACCACTCAGGTCTGTCCCAACTAAAACATTACCGTCAGTTACCCCCCATAACGCCCTACATTCAGCACCATAATCACTGTTGACACTAGGGATTTGTCCCATGTTTGGTTTTTGATGCGTCATACGTCCAGTCACAGCACCGTTGGTTATCACTCTACCATGTACCCTACCGTCATCCTTAACGCTATCAATCCACGAATCAAGCAGACCGACACGCTTCTGTATCATCAGGTACTCAGCGATCAACTGCGCTTCAGGCAGATCAATAGCCTTGAGTGTACCCTCATCAACTATGATAGTACCTTTCTCAGTCGTCTTAGTAAACTTAACGCCACGCTCCTGAAGACGTTCTGCGATTTGCTTGCGCGATCCCACATTGAATACGGTAACCCTGTCTTTAAGTTGTTTGCCTGTCTTCTCTGACCAACGCTCTTCCACAATCGGAGGAAATATATTTTGCAAGTGGTCAGTAATATCAGACATTCGATCTTTAAGTTGAGCCAATAAAGAGATAGCGTCTTTCTCATTGAGTTTAAAACCATTGTCTTCCTGCTTCTTCATGATGTATGCGATACGATGCTCAAGATCAACAGAGTATGCGTAGCCCTGCAACTCTTTGTCGAGCTTCTCATACAACAGCGTAGTCACATGGACATCCTGCCTACAATACTTGATCATCTCTTGCGTGAGGCCACCGTCAAAGTCAGTGAACTCATCTTTGAAATCACCAAGACGTTGACCCCACATACGTAGACTATGACCACCCTCCAGTTGTGGATTCCATAGCCTTGACATCACTAATGTATCACGCACCTTGCGTACAGGAATCTTGATATCCCATACTCTTGACAAGACAGGACCATCAAACCCAATGATGTTATGACCAACAACAATGTCAGCCTGATTGATTAGCTCTTGCAGTCCGCCTTGTCCATGCGTAAACACATTACCTTCACTCGCAGGAAACCAATTACCCTTGGTCACGCAACACCAGATAGTGTCATGCGCGAGGTTGGTTTCGATATCGAGTACCAGTACATTTGGTTGCATTACAACTCCTCATCATTTACCTCAGTCATTCTACCAGTATCACGGGAGTATAACAAGCTACACGCAGGACCAGTAGTCCCACTGAATCGGTTCTTCAGAACACGAACACGGGTAGTGTTACGCTCAGTGATATCCTCAGCCTGACCATTACGCTCCAGTCCGATCACCATATCAGATAACTGAGCAATGGAACCAGACCCACGCAGTTGTGCCAAAGACGTAGCCGCACCTTCTTCATGTCCCTTAGAGTCAGGACGCTTGAGGTGGGACACCACAATCAGAGCAATACCAGTCTCCTGAACAAGCATACGTAGCTTGGTCATGATCTCATCTATGGCCTTTCGTTCATCACCACTGGCTTGAGCAGATACCACGATACTAATATGATCGAGGAATATATAACTACAGCCCAATCCCTTTGCAAGATACCGTACTCTATTGATGATGTTATCAACAGAGGTACTACCAAAATGATCGAACAGGTATATACGATCAGTACCCAAGGTTTTGGTAAACGCATCCATCTTCTCCTGCACTGTTGATTCTGAATCCGGTAAATGTAATGGCTTGTTAGCCGCAAGTGACATCAAGGATAGACCAGTCTTACGCACAGACTCCTCCAAGAACATCAACCCCATAGAGTCCTCAGTCTTGTTGAGTACATGCCACACAATCTCACGCACAAA